TTCGACTGACAATGCCTCTTCATACAATTCAGAGAGAAATTTGTTTAGATTGTTGCTATCAACTGATGAGCTTACTTGGTTAGCATAGTTGATTAAGATAGTAAGTGTGTCCTCTGCTTCATCAACAAGATCCTCATCATCCTCAAGTTGGAGGTTAAGGTTATCATCGACAACTTGTATATCAAGTGCACCAGCTTTTTCCAGTCGGTCAATATACATATCAAACCAGTAAGGATTGTTCTTGTTCTTAACAACAACCTTAACAAAGCAGTTCTTCACTTGATCGAAGTCAAGATCATCAATAACAGATTGATCTTCCCACTCGATGTCGTTATAGAACCACTTTTGAAACATCTTATAGGGGTTTTCGATAAAGGTCAACTCTCTTGTCTCTGTGTCGAAGATATGAAAACCTTTGGGGTCATTGTAGTCAGACCATGTCATCTCGTACGGTGTACCAAGATAGTGGATGTTACCTCGAGAAGACTTGTGGTGGAAGTGCCCAGACATCACCATATCAAACTTATCAAAGATCTTAGCATCCATGCCATGATCATTTACAGCACCGCGATACATCTCAAACCCTGCAAGCTCAAGGTGACCGAAAAGCACCTGCGCATCAGTTTTATTGATATGGTCAATGCATTGCTGATAGTTACCAGAACACATCCATGGTAGCAAGGTAACGTTAAGATCTACTAGATCAAGATCTTTTGGCTCAGATGTAACATAGATGTTGTTTCGATAGTCCTCTAGCAACAATTCTGGTGAGTTAACTTCATTTGTATTCTTGAAGTATGTGTCATGGTTACCTACGAATACATCCATTCGTATATCATTCTCCACAATCTTATCAAAGAAGTATTCTTTCGATCTCTTCAGTGTATTGAAGTTGATGTACTTACGCCTATCAAACAGATCTCCAAGTTGGATGATCCGTGTTACCTTATGTTGTTTAAGGTATGGAAAGAACACATTGTCATAGAACTTTTCAAAGTAGTCATGAAAAGCAACATTGTCATTACGAACACCGAAGTGTGTATCACCAAGAATAGCTACTAGCATTAACGTCTCTTCTGTTTACGATCATATTCAGCACATGCACGCTCTGCATACTCTTTAACATTGCGCATTGTCTGATAATAGTTAAACCTGGTATGTGCGTTACCAGATGGATCAAGCATGTTTTCTCTCAGCTGTTCTACAGCTGCTGGTACTGGCCTATTCATTTGTTTTTCTTTCTCTTGTTAGCTGGCTTGAACGATTCTTCCATCGCTGCCATCTTCTCTCCGTCTATCACATAGTTTTGCTGTATGGCAGTGAAGTAAGGTGAGTTTGCATCGTCAACTAAAGTATTCATAATAGCTGAGTTCTCAAAAGACTTAGCTTTGATATATGCTTGCTTCTTTTCCTTCTGAATCCGTTGAAGGAAAGCAAAGTAGATAATCTGTGTAAAGTATGCAAATGGATTTTTAGACTTCTCAGGATTGAAGTTATGCATGTATCGAATACACACCTCAATGCCATCAGCAATCATTTCGTCCTTGTATGTATACGACGAGAAGTTACGATTCGTGGCTAGCCGTGTAGCAATCTTGTATACACATTCACCAATATATTCAGGGATCTTTGGCCTTGGTTCACCACACTCTTCTGCTACCTTACACTTATCTACGAAGGCAATCATAGCCTCGTTTAGCTTCTTGTTATCAACGTAGTGAATTTTTGATCTTGTTTTAGACATGGTTCCCACTTCTTATCAGTTACATTTGTATCAATATAGCGTATCATAACGTATAAATCAACAGTTATTTTAGGGGAACATTGTAGACCTTATAGTCGAACATCTCTTTATCATAGATTCTTGTTCTGTCGATAAAGTGTTTGTATGTAAAGTTAACATGTTTGCCAACACTTAGATCGTCTACAATATCATACAAGACGGCTTGCTCTTTTGTCTCGTGTTGTCTTAGCATTCGGCCAATTGACTGAAGGACCTTGATCTTAGACTTAGAAGGTGATGCAGCTATCATGTGGTGTAGTTTATTAATCGAAACCCCAGTCGATGTTGTTCCTAGTGATGCTACTAGGATTGCGTTTTGTTCTTCCTCGATAGCTTTGCGAATAGCTTCTCTTTCACTGCCTGAGACAGACCCGTCGATGTAAAATACGTTACTAATGCCGGAATCAGTAATAGCGTCCCTGAGTTGTTTGCCATGATCGATCACCCTAAAAAATACTAGTTTGTTGCCTTCTAGTGATAGTGTTAAGTTTTTGATAAACTTTGTTCTCTCTTCATATGAAGTGATAAAGTCTATCTCTTCGTGGTAGGTGCATTGCTTTTGCTGCTTACACATATCTGTTGGATATTTGAGGACGATACATTTGATCTTAAGATTAGAAACATGCCCTGATTCCATCAGATCCTTTGTTGTGACAACTTGATATTGTGGTCCAAACAACCCTTCGATTGTTACTCTGTTGAGAGCATTGTCATCAAGTGTACCTGTTGTTCCGAATCTATATTTACAGTTATCAAGTGACGAAAGGATCTTAATAAGAGATGTAGCCTTACATGTATGTGCCTCGTCACCAATAACGACCTCAAACTGTTGATACCATTGTTTCGGCATCTTCGTTCTGCCGTTGTTCAGTGACTGCCATGTTGTGATGACAACGTCACAATCGATGTCGTTATTCTTCTCAAGACCATCGATTGAAAGGTTGAACTTTCCTTTGAAACCATACTCGAGGAAGTCTTGCTCCATCTGCTTGACCAATGCAATGGTAGGTACGACAATCAGTGCCTTCTTTTTATACCACTGTGTAAGCATATAGATCATCAGTGACTTACCTGATGATGTAGGCGATAGCAGGGTTCTTCTCTTCGATCTAAGACATTTGATTACAGACTTGATCTGATAGTCCCTTGGCTGAATATGATCAGGAAGACCAAGTGTTTCTATAAACGTCCTTACTTCTGCGACCGAAACATTATCATACTGAAGCTCAGGATCGTATGAGAACTTGTATCCTCTATCGTCACAAAACTTCTTTACGTGTCTTGCAAGGCCGGCATAGATTAGAGCTGTTAGTCTATTAACCAGACGAATCTTACCATCCCAGACACGTGCTTTGTACCTGGGATTGAATCTATAGTTTTCTGCATAAAATGTAAAGTGGTCTGATAGCTCCATTAGGATACCAGGATCAGCTATCACTTTACAGTGTACAGAGTTAATATGTTGAAGGTGTATTGATTCCACTAATAAGTGCCACTCCTGAACTTCTCGAAGTCAATAGCATTCTTAATCAAAAACCCTCTATTGTTTAGAGACTTGATAATAGAATCGAGAAGTTCTATCTTTTCTTGTTGGATACCAATCTTTAGAGTCAAAGCAATAATATCATCGTCGGCATCTATGTAGTTGTTGACTTCTGACTTTATGACCTTTCCAACAGGAGGAAGGACCCAGCCACGCTCTTGTGTTTCTTTAGTCGGACCTTGAGTAAAAAATTCATACTTTTCGAGACGTAACTTTTTCATATCAGTCTCGTACTTACGGAGACGCAGCCTCTCTTCGGTGAAGATGCTATAGTATTTAGAATGGAGAGAGGGGATACGGAGAGATTCGGTAGATAGCTCTGTATTGTCGATCTTTGTATCCAACGACCACATATTCCGAATATCATCGAGTTTCATAATATACCTATACTTTCATTTACACATAATGTGATTATACGGTATTCGGCTTAAACGTCAACACTAAACTTGCGTGATAGTGAAATCAGTTAGAGCAAATGTTGCTGTAGCAGTTACGTAGTCAACATCACTTGCGGAAGACGTCATCGTAATGTTGGAAAGACCGACTGGAAAGCAATCGCGCATCAGGAATTCTATATTTGAATTCATTGCACTCGATAGCACCGTCAGGGAAATGTCAGAAACAATTGTATCCTTTTGACTATCGACAGATTGAGATGATAGTTGCTTAAGAGTGTACTGATCGAAGCCCTCTGGCCGTCCAAGCGCAACCATCCAATTGAAGATCTCGAGGTAGTTATCCATATCTTCGTTGACACGAAATGTCACCTGCATCTGTTC